AAAGGATTTGCTATAGATTCAAATGTAAATTCTCCTGTTAAATCTTCATTGTCATCCAACAATTTGTCACCTGCTTCGTTAAAAAATACCTGCTGTGATGAAAATTCTAAATCTGGGTCAGTGTAATTTACCAACACCTGATTAAATTTGGTTGCTTTTTGTTCGCCTCCCAAAGTGATTGGACCCACCAACACATCTTCTGTCACATCATAAGCAACACTGATGGTTGCTGATGTGATGTCGGTAGCATTACCACCGTCTTCAACTTTTATTTTGTATCGACCTTGCACATATGGCAAGATACTTCTGGCACCTGTTAATATCTGTCTTACACAATCTATAATTTTTGCTTCAGGATTGACAACACTGTTGAATCGCATAATTTTTCCTGAATATTCTGTGTTAAAACTTACTGACTGATTGAATTTGTCTGCCGCTATTTTGAACGAATCAGCATCCATTTCTGTTCTGTCAAACCCTGCTCCATATCTTGTATTCATCATGTAGTCTAATAGACAGTTGGCAGGATTGTCACTCCATGTCTTTGTAAGATTAGCATACACATCAGGCACATTAGCGCCACCTGTGTGTGTGGTTACATTGTAAACTTTTTTGCCAAACACATCAAATGTTAGGTTAGGTAATCCTCCTCCAAATGGATTGCTTTCTTGTTCTGCTTGGGTGCTTACCTTCCATTCATATCTTACTGCCGCATACACGATGCCTGGCAATTTTCTATTTGCTGTTTTCCATGTGGGAGTTTCGTTCATCAAACTACTTTGTGATTGTGATTCTGTGCCATAAAACAATTGAAATTTTAATCTGCCTGAGTATGTGCCTTGCGATGAATTGTAAACTGTGCCTGCTGTGTAAACATCATTAGCACCCACTTTAGGATATATTTCGTTGTCGTCAATTTTAATTCTGTTGATGCCTTCTATTTCTCCTTCACAGATAGCATACACCACATACAAATATTTGTTGTCTGTGCCGTTTGTTTCAGCAAATATAGGCGTTGAACCAACTCTTCTAAAACCATACACAATTGGTATGCCGTTGTTGGTTCCTGGTTTTGTAACTTTGACTCCAGATGCCAATGCTTCTGGATTAAGGTCTGGAGTATCCAGTGCTCCAAATGGCGATACAACAAAACTAAAGATGTCACCCACAAATGAAGTGATACTCTTAATGGCTTTCTTAATGCCTTTAAAAAATTTTTTTATACCTTTAAACGGATTACCCATCTATTCCTTTCACAAAAAAGTTGCCACACGCATTCATACCTTTTGATTTAAAATACACACTTGCTCTATCGATGTGATCTTGATCTGCTTCGCAATTTTCATCAAATAAGAAAACACTTGCCATCACATACACACATTTATTTTGTTCAAACCAATCTACAATAGCATTCCAAAGTTGGTCAGCATTGCGTTTATTTCTGTGTTCTGGATGCACAAAAAACATTCCTATATCACCAAATCTATTTTGATTCCAAGGTATTTCGTTCAGTGTGCCTATTGTGTAACCTATCATTTTGTTGTTGTCAAACATCACAAATATATTGTTTGTGTCGCTAATTAGTGTTTCTCTAATTTTTTGTAGATACACAGACCAATCACCTGTGTTGTTCTGTGGTAATTTTGCTTCTTCATGTTGTGCCACACACAATTTTTTAAATTCAGTAAAATCGTCTGCTGTTAATTGTCTTATCATTATTTCAGTCCCCATTTTAATTCTGATAATGTTTCATGTGAATATTCCATACCAAAGTCGCTTGGATGTTCTCTTTGGAAATTTTGTAAATTGCTTCTGCGTCCATTTTTTTTGTTAAAATTAACAAATTGTGAACTGACTTGATATTGTATGTCTGCTGTGGTTTGATTGTTGGTAACAGAATATCCTGCCACTTTGCCTTTGAACAACAATACTAACGCATCATCTCCACTGTCACCCAACAAAAATCTTGTGTTTGGATCTAAAAATGCTCTGTATATTCTAACGCCTGCGTTGATTTGACTGCTCACAGCATAAGTTCTAACCAATGAAACATCCAATGCTGATATGGCAATGTTTACATTTGATATATTTAAATCACCTGATTCTTGTGATTCTGTAAAACTTAAAAATTCTCCTTGGGCAAGATAAGTGTTGCCACTAAAAAATATATCAAATGCATTGTCTGTAAAATAATTTGTGCTCACTGTGCCAGCACTGTCTATCACATCAATCTCTAACAGGATTGCTGTTAATAAACTGTCACCAGCGAGATAGGTGTTGAGTGTGTCTGTAAATTGTCGAGTCATTAGATGGCCTCCTGCACATCCATTCGATAATTTACTGTGCCATCTGTGTTGTATTGATATTCAACAGCATCGTTTGCCATTATCATTTTGAAAGGCACATTATCAAATGTCACTGTGTCTGATATTGCTACCGCTTTTATCAGTGATGGTTGAAAATTAATTTGAACATCACCTGCTGAATCTGGTGTGACATCTCCTGTTACCATATACACTTTGCTGTGATTAGAAAATTTTATCACATCACCTGCTTTTAAAATTGTGCCTGATGTCCAACCTGTAAGTGCCACATCAACAGCAGTTGATCCTACATCACTGGCATCTTTTGCTGTCATTGTGCTAACTGCCGCGGTTGCTTTTTTACTGCTGATGCCGGGTAATTCAATTGTAAAGTCATTCAGTCTGCCTCTTGCTTGTGATTGAAATGCTTGTATTTCTCTGAATTGATCCTGTGTGTAGAACGGAAATTCTAGTGTTGCTCTCCACAGCATTGTGGCTGTGCCTTTCCTTATGGTTCTACCTGAATTGGATTGTGTGAATGCTATGTTGTTCAAACCTTGAAAATTCATTGATTTGAATCCTATGAGATTAGGATTGATTAACGTAGATCCTGATCCATTAAATGCTCCGATGCTTGCCATTATGTGGTAACTCCTTGTCTTCCTTGTCTGTTAAATGCTTGGTTAATAATGCCAACTATTGTGCTTCTTCTTTCAACCAACAATTCATCAAATCCTGTGGCATCCACAGTTTCAATGTTGAAGTTCACAGTCATTGCATTGCCCATTTGATTGTTTGGTATAATTGTGCCTGCAGTGCCGGGCCTAAATATCTCGGGGCCCGATTCTCCAACCAGGTAACTTTGGTCTCTACGCACATCACCACCTTTTTCTCTTGGCCCTGTGTATGATGTTGATCTGATTTGTTGAACTTGAGCATAACCTTTTGCCGCCACCAATGCCGCCGCCGCTAAATTTAACGGGAATGGTAACACTTTGAGTGCGTTGGCAATACCTTGTGCTGTGGACACAATCGCTTCAGCAATCGCCGCCGCTTTGGCAATCTTGAATGCTTTTTCACTGTATTGTCCCAACACATTGACAAGTTCTAAACCAATTGATTTGGCAAGTTGAACTCTTTGCTCACCTGACAGTGCTTCAATGTCATTGGTTTTTGCTTGACCTGATTTTATCAAATCAATGACATCATTAACTTCTTTTTTTCTTGCCGCAATGGCATCTCTTGCTCTGTTGTCTTGAATTTTTTTAACAGCAATGCTGTATTCTCTTTCGCTTAAGATGCCTTCATCTTTTAATCTTTTTAATTGTTTTAATTTTTCTTGTTCTGCTTCGACTTCTGGAAATCTTTCTGCCAACACACCACCTACATCTTTTGCTATGCCTGGCAATGCTTTTTTAGCCGCCGCCAATTGTTTTTCAGATTCTATTTCTTTTAGTTTAAGTAAAATTCTTTCTCTTGTTTCTGCATTGATGCCTTTAAGAACACCGTGTTCTGCTTCATACAATCTACGCAATGCTTCAGTAGGTTGTTTTGCCGCTTCTAATTTTACAATTTCTTTATCTAAACCGTCAATGTATTTTGTTGTTTGTGCTTGTAATTGTTCTTTGATTGCTAAAAGAGCTCTGTCGGCTCTTGATAAATTTTTTGTCGCACCCGCCGTTGCCTCCATTCCTGCATGAACGGCACCCATAGCGATGGTATTTTCTTTCGTGGCCTTTGTAACTTCATCAAAACCACCTACTAACTCCATAAGTTGTTTTCTAAATATTACTGCTCCTGCCAATGCAAGACCCACTCCTATTGCTGTGATAGGATTTGCCATCATTGCCACAGTGGTTCTGATAACTGCCGCTCTTAAAGCCAAGAATGCTGGAGTTAATGCTTTTAATCCAACAGCAAGTCTTCCTACACCGACAATCGCACCACCTAAAACTTTTGCACCTATGAATACACCAAATGCTATTTTGATTAGGTCAAGATTGTCTCTTACAAATAATAATGTGGCACCTACATTTTTACCTAATGCGTTAGCAAAATTTTCACTGCCTTCGCTGGCGTCAATGATTCCTCTTGTGATTTCTGTCAATGCCGCAGTAAGTCCGCCTTCACCCACTTCATCAGCAAATATGGCAATTTCATCTTGTAGATTTGAAAACGCACCTGTTAATGTTTGTGCTTGTCTTTCAATACCACCTGCAAAATCTGTTTTACCAATTTTTTCAATGACTTCTATAATGTCTATACCATTGTTTGTAATTTCAGTGGTTGTGCCTTTGAATATAACCTTTAACTTGTCACCTTCAGTTTTTACCTTGATACCAAGTTGTTTAAGCATTTCAAATTCACCAGTTGTGGCATTGAACACTGCTCTGGCAACATCATCAATTCTTCTTCCCATACCAGCGGCTATGTTCCCCACGCTGGTCATAAAGTCTATGGTTGGATTTAGACCTGCGTTTCTAAATGTTATGAACGCACTGGTTACATCCTGAAGTTGGAATGGTGTTGATTGTGTAAAGTCTTTGATTAAACGAAAGGATTTAGCCGCGGCTTGTGTTGATCCTTCAACTGTGACAAGTGTTGCTCGTAAATCTTCAAACTGTCTTATGGTATTGATTAATCCACGAACAAGTATGCCGGTTCCTATTGCCGCTAAGGCACCTGCCACTTTTTTGGCGATACCATTAGTTTTACCAAGACTTTTGTTCAGACCATTAATCTGACCTTTTGCTTTGCTTATTGCCGCACCCGTCTTATCTATTACGACGAATTCTAGGCGCACCTGATCGGCCATCGTTCAAAACCTTTCGTTCTTCGTCATGCTTCATTTTATAATATGCTGACCACATGGTCAATTCTAGGACACTAAACTGCATGACTTCTTCTATCGATTTGCCCAGCGTTTCCGCTACTTTGACAACTAATAGAAGTTCAGCGTCCTCTCTTAGTTTTTTTCTACTTCCTCAACTTTGTATTCAGAAGTAGCATTATTTAAAACAGTTGCAATCTTAATTAAAACTGCAGGATCTGTTTCGTGCATCAACGTTGTTTGGTCAAATCTATTAAACATAGGTTTGCCATCCTGTGTCAATGCTTTCATAATGATTGATTCAACTAATGCTTCCACAGTGTCACCTTTGGATTGCAGTTGAATAATTTTGCTTTCAGTTGCAAAAGAATACGCATTTTTGTAATAAATGTCGCACTCCCACTCAGGCACATTCAACTTGTTCAGTTCATCGCCTAATTTGTTTTTGAAATGCTTTTTAGCATTGTCTAGTATCTTACTCATTTAATATACTTTCTCCTTCTCAATGCCGCTCTAGCAGGCCCTATCATGCCTCGCGGTGCTTGTTTTGATCGCCCTCGTTCTAAAAGACCAATGTAGGGTGTTCTATTGGAAACTGTTGTGGTTTTACCCACATTGTTAGAAACAACAGAAGGATTTGAATCTCTTCTCATTTTCCAATTTCTTTTGGCCCTTCCTGTCTTAACAGGAGTTACTTTTTTTAACTCCTTTAAGGCATTGTGTGCGATACGGGTGCCCAAACGCGATAATTCTCGTTCTATCGCGTTGAACACCTGATCTACTTTTAGCAGTCTGCCACTAATCATATTAGATAGTTGCTTCTACTAATGGTCCCGTTCCTTGAAACGAAACCGTTGCTTGGTTTAAGTCATCGAATGATACTGTTCTTGAAACAGAAGTCACGATAACATCGCCTTCGTATTTTATTCCACTGTTTGATGTGTGGAATTCAACATGAAGTGTTGCGTCTGCTGAAGGATCAAATATTCCTAATCCTTCGTGTGTTGATTCAAACAGCACATCCATAGTGCCTGTGAATTGGTGTAGTGAAGAAATATAAGTTCTTGCACTTGACCCCATTGCTGATGTATCTAGAGCGTCCTTTGTATGTTCAACACTCCAAGATCTCACAGATGCTACCGCAGTTGCCGCCGCACCAGAATCAGCACTGTATTTCACTGTTCCATTTTCGCCGCTTATAGCCATAGTTGTTCTCCTTAGTTGGTGTCGTGGTCATCTTCATCCACTTTGTCAAAAGACTCTGTAGATACACTTCCATCGACCGTTGTTGATGTTTCAATATCCTCCACATCTTTCAATGTTTCGTCTATTGATGGTTTAATGTCAGCAGTCACCTTAATTGCTTGGCGACTACTTTTTTTCTTACTTCTAGTTGGTTTAGGTTTTTCAGTTTTTTCTGAATCTGCCAAATACCAACCTTCGTCAAGAAATCTTGAAATTTTGTCTTGTTCAATCAATTGCGATTGATTTTCTTTTCTAACACGATAATATTTTACCATTACACTGCTCCTTTAGTGAATGAGTAAAGAACTTCTACAATCATTAAGAATTCTCCCAATGGAGCAACTCTGTCTATAACTTCAATGGTTCTTACTCTTGTTGTTACTGCTTTGCCTGATATTTCTCTTGTTCTGTCATTGTTCAATGTTTCTTCCAATCTTTCAATCAATTCGTTGCGTTTTTCGTCCACAGTCTGCACATAACTGGTTCTGCCATCTGATCTGACATAACCTCTAACATTTACTTCAATAGTGCCTCTGCGTATGCCACCCATAGCATTGTCTTCTCTAGTTTCATTGCCTGTTGTGATCAATATGGCAGGAAATTGTGTGATTGCTAATTTTTCAACATCAAATGTTTCGCGAGTGATGAATGAAGGTCTTGGAGAATGCATATCTCCTACAACATCTACAATGTTCTTTGTGATTGTTTCTCTGTTGGACATCCGCTACCTTTTTAGTCGGAGGTAGTATTGCGGTTCCTTTTCAGCGTCTGTGACTGTGCCTGAAGAATCAAAATCGTATTCTATTCCATCCTGCATACAAGCATCTAGTTCTCTAGTTGCTTCTTTTCTGTAGAAATCCATTTTTCTTTCGAACATATCCATTTCATCAGAAAATTTTGCAAGTTTTGGCATGATGTGAAATCCTAAACACCAATACACAGCGGCTCGAGTCAATTGACTTGCGTTATACAAATCTTCATTGGGTTCGTTGGCACCTATATTCATTCTTTTGTAATCGTATTTAGAATATGCCTGTAGAGGCCACCAATTTGCTCGTAACCATCTGAATACATCTGCTTGACCGTCTGCAATTTCTTGTGACAGATCGCTGATGCCGTATTCGTCTATGTTGGGTTCTATCTTTTTGATATCACTTATTGTTAATAGTGTCGCCATAAAAGGGTGCTCCCCTCCTTTATTGTTGTTAATTGAAAGAACAAATCCTTTTTGTTCACTGTTATTTATTCTTATCTAAAAAAAAAGGGCGATATTTCTACCGCCCTTTTCCAATGTCAATGAAGTAACAAATCTATTTATTATTATAGATTCGCGTCTCCTAATAATTGAACACCGTATGTGTCTCTAAGTTCTTTTACCGCATATGCAGATGTTCCTACAAACTCCGTAAGTCTTCTAGATTCATCTCTTTGCACGGCTACTGCCATAGGTCTTTTTAAGACATATGCCAATGCTTCTGAACTCATTACACAACCAGCAAATGCACCTGCTGAATCACCAGTGATCACCGATGTTTCGTATAGGTCAATGCCCGCCACACGGCCAATCGCACCACTCACCAATGCAGAATTACCTACATTAGAAGGGTTTGTCATGTTAGTGTTGCCAGCGCCAGTCAATTGTTTCTTGATTTGAAACGCTTGTTTAGGGTGTAACAATCCTACATATGGTCCTGGAACGATTTCTGTTCCATCACCTGATCTTAGAATTGCAGAGGCTTTGAATATATCCTCAACAGTTAATTCAGTGTTACCTGATCCAACAGTGTTTGAAAAACCGCTGAATAAAGCCGCTAAATCTGTGTCGATTTTCTTAGCCATAGCATCTCCAATCTGACGGCCGATAGCCGCACCTACATCACCTGTAGAAGCGTCTCTTGCCAAGTCAGTTAAAGAAACTAATACACCTTTCTCTGCACAAGTAACTTCAACTGATGTTGTGTTAAATGCGACATCGTTAGTGCCTACGACTAAATCTGTTCCTTCTGTTAAGTCAGAAGCAGAAATTGCCGGGTATATTGGGATCTGGGCAGTTAATCCTGGTGTTCCTGATAAGTCAAAATTCTTAACTAAGGGACGGATTACAGTTTGCTCAGAAATTTGGTATAACGCAGTCTGAACTACATTTGCGTATAGTTCCGATGTTATAGCCGATGTTGTTATTGCCATAATAGTTCTCCTTTATATATGGTTTAGATATTAACACCCTTGTTGTTCATAATCTGTTTAAACAGTTTACGATGTTCCGGGTTGTTCATATCCAGTTTGCTTGTGTCTGTATCCACCGCAACTTGCTCACCTTCGCCTTTGCCAACTCCAGATCCTTTTGGACCTGCTGACATAAACCACGGTGATTGGTTAAGAAAACTTTTAACCAAGTCTTTGACTTGTAATGGGTTTCCGTTATCATCATAACGAACCTGCCCTGTGCTCGGATCAATTACATCCACTTTGCCTTCAGCATTAAGTTTCAGTTGACCTTTCAACAGTTGTGCTACTTGCGTAGGATTTACTGCTTTAAGATCAGATGCTTCGTTTACCAAAGCACCATCAACTTTGATTGATTGTAATTCTGATTCGTATTGTTGTATTTTAGAATTAAATTTGTCTGCTTGGTTTTTCAACAAAGTTTCAAATTCTCCTCTTTTTTCCAACTCATCAGATTTGCGTTTCTCTTCCGCTTCAATCAATTGATTATATTGGTCCAAGTCTATGCCTTTATACTTTTTTTCGTATTTGGCACGCTCCCTCGCTATTCTTTCTCCAACGATGCGTTCTACATCTTGTTGATCGAATTTTTGAGTATTAGTTTCTTCACCTTGTGGTGTGTCTGCCTGCGTTTCGTTTACAGGTGCAGTTTCCTGTGTTTTTACCGCTTCTGTTTCTGCGTTCATTATATTTCCTCTTGTTTATGAGTTGAGTTCTACTCCCCTACTGTGTAGTATGTTGTTATTTATGATTTTCTTTTCTTTTTGCCTCTTGTAGTTGTTTTTCTACCTTTAGACATTGGTTTTCTTTTTCCTCTTGTCATTGTGCGTCCTCCTTTCATAATTCTTTTGCCAATCAAACCTGCGATTGCGGCTGTTGTTGTTACTGGCATAATATTTCCTCCAATTTAACTATGATTTCATCTGTTGTAATATGTTTCATGGCTTGAACACACTGCTCACAATATTCATGTTCTGTGTAGTGTCCAAATCCATCTGGATTACAATCAGTAAATCTTACTATTTCTTTGCTTGTTTCATAACCTGTGCAGAAAGGAGTTGTAGCACTGCCATATATTGTTATGCTAGGCACTGATTGGTGACCAGCGGCATGATGTAAACCTCCTTCAGTGGTTATTAAACACGCACTATATTTAATAATCAACATTGATTGTCTAAATGATGTGTTAATGTTGTGTAGTCCATCAACAGGCTGACTGTTGGGTGGTTGGCATCTTAGCAATGTATAGTTGGATAATTTTGATATCAGTTCGTCCCAACCATACCAACATTTTAATGGATAACGCATACTGTCTGTTTTATAATCAGGATTAACAACAATATATGGTTTATGTTGTGCCACATTGTCTTGAAACCATTTCATTTCTTCAGCAGTAAATTCAAATGGTGCTGTCTTTGGTGTGTAGGGTCTGTGTTGATAATACCATCTTTTACCATTCACAGGATGTGTTTCAAACGGCACACCTAATGGATGTATCCACGGTGTGTGTTGCCAGACTGGTTTATTGCACGATTGTTTTCTGCCTTGTCTAAAAGGTGCTACTGGTTTGTTGATTGATTTTGAATAATGGTATGCTTCCGCACGCCACATAAGATCATCACCTATTCCCATCGTGTCGTATTTTTTGTGAATATTGTTTCTTTGCCAAACCTTCCTCTTTCAAGGTAATGCACAGTGCCTAAAAATTCAACTATCTTTCTTTTGACACCTATTTCAATACCATTCCTTGTTGGCAATTCTAAACACAATACTAATTGGTTATTTTTTAATGTTTGCTTGGCGCCGTTCAATACTTTCAGTTCGTTGCCTTGAACATCGATCTTCATAAAATCAATTGTTGCTAATTTAAGGTCATCAAGTTTTTTTGTTTTTATATCAATGCTGTATATGTCTTTTTGGACTGGTTTATCTTTGGTTGGTCCTTGTATCACACCTTCTTCAGATAATCCTACATTGCCACAACTGCGTGAATCAATATACAATTTGCCTGTGCCTGTTTCGTCGCTTAATGCGTAATCATGTAACACATAATTTTTTACATTTTCTAAATTTTTATGAAAACATTCCACATTGTCTGGCACTGGTTCAAACACTGTGACCTTCTTAAATTTGTTACACAAATCTCTCGCCCATGTGCCTACGTTACCGCCAACATCAACTGCGTGATTAAATTGTTTGACAAAAGTCAAAGCGCCTGTGCGTTGTGCTAATTGATACTCATCATATTTTTTGAAATAATCTTCAAAATGTGTGTCCCAGTTAGGAAAATAGTAATTCTTAATTTTTTTCATTAATGAAAATATCCGTCTTCATGTCTGTGATGTTTTATTTTTCGTTCTCTATCAATGATTTCTCTTATACGCTTTGGCAATAGTATTTTTAATTGACGCAATAATTTTCTTGCTTCTCTGCCGTTTTTTTTGACATTCTTTTGTTCGAACATATGAATTTCAAAATTGTATTTGTCTATGATGTCGCGTAGTTCTTTTTCTAGTCCTGTTATGAATTCTCTATCTGGCACATATTTTCCCATTATCGTCCTTGTCCTATATACTTCTTATAGTTACGCTTTTCGCTCTTGTTCAACCTCTTCTTGTGGCGCCCAAGTTTTTTTGGTTTATCCCTTACTTCAAATTCTGTGAATTTGATACGGGCCATTATTCTTCTGTGTTGTTATTGAATAATTGTGCCAGTTCAGGGTGCAGTTGTATGATCTGCTCTGTGGTGTAGTTTTGATTGATCATCTCTCTCATGTGGTCAACCAATTGTGTTTGATTTGTCACAGGAGGATGTTGTAAAGTGTCTGTTGGTGTGTCGCTTGTGTCCTCGGATTTTGTCATCAATTCGTCTGTGATTGTTTCATATATTTTTTCATCAATCATTTTTCTTATTTGTGCATTTTCGATGTTGGCATCTTTGGCCATTTTTAACATTGAAATATCATTTGCTTTGTCTTGAATTGAAAAGTTTCTTGTGTATTCTATGTCACCATTAAATTGTATGCCTTGAAAATCTGCATACAATTTCCATATCTGTTCTTCAGCGTGTTCCATCTGTGACGCAATGTCTGACAGTTTTGCTGATAGTAGATTGAATTCAACCTGTAGTGCCATCGCGGATAGACGACGGGCCTCAATGCTTCTTATTCCCCCTAAGCAAGCCATTCTATCAATTGCTTCCACTTTCTTTTCGATTGAATCTAAAATTGCTTGTATGTTACCGCCGTTAGGTTGTAACAAGTAAGGGCGTAAATTAGGATCTTGGTTGCTTGGTAATTTTACAATTGATCCAGCACCCGCTGATGCCTCAACACCTTCTTGTAGCACAAGACTAGGATGATTTGAAATCCTAATCAATTGAATACATTCATTGTATTCTTCGAAAATTTGCTTCTGTAAATCCGCGATGTCCGAAATCAAACTGTGGCCCACGCCTCTTGTGTTTGATCTTGAAGCATACACGCACACAGCAGGTATCTTACCTAGTGTGTTCACATATTCTTTGTGTAGTTTTGCTGTCTTTTCTTTGGCATCTATTCTGTATACACTGATAGTATCTTTTGTGTATTCTCTAATGTATTGTGTTTTGTTTACAACTTCTTCTTTAATTTTTAAGAATGTAAGTTCATACAAACCATTTGGCTGTCTTTCGTATTCCCAGTCCAAAACATTTTCAGGTGTAAACATACTTGCGTATGGTCTGATGCCTAAATTTAATTCATCTGCTCTTGTGGCAACATCCACATCGCTTTTGTCTAACAATACCCAAACATTTCCATATACCATTGCTTTTGTAGATACCTGTTTGATAAAAGCATCAAAACTTTGACCATCTAAATCAGCATCTCTTAAAAAAGCATCGTAGCCTGGATCTGTTTCTATTTCACCCAATTCTCTGTGTATAGGTCTTCTGTATAAAAAACTGTTGTATATGCCAACCACTGTTCTTACATGATTGTCTAGACCTGTCATACGCAAACGCATTTCATAGTCTTCTCTAGATTCTTTGTAATATGGTTCTAAATTTTTACCAGCATACCAATCTAATCCACCAGTGTAGGCGTCATTTAAAAATAACCAACGGTTTAGGTAATATTGATATACTGAATGTGATTCTAAAACATAATCTAAAATGTTTGTTTCATCACCTTTGATAATTCTGTCTCTAATAGCGGGCATACATTGATCCTGGTTGTGCTCTAAAACCCCATCTGTCTACAGATTTGGTTTGAAACTTGGTTGTTATTGGATACAGGTAATCGCATATGTAACGCACAGCGTCAGCAAAATGATCAAATCCCATGTCCTTGTCAATCACAGATGTTTCTGGTTTGTATATCAAACCTTCAAGACTTTGTATAACATTCTTACATTTAGGGTCAATAAACATTGTAGAAACTCCTTGACTGTTCTTTAACTTACTATTTACCGAATTGACTCCATCTCTTATAGGGGAATGTGACGGTTTAGCATAAACTTTGAATCCTGCGTTTTGTAAAATAGAAATATCTGTTCTGCCTGCGGCACTTGTTTTTCTATTCTTGCCAGAAGGATCAGGAAAAATATTGATGTAAGACTGTGGGTAGCGTTTTTTTAATTCTGAAACTACATCGTCTGTGCTTGAACCTCTCATCAATATTTCATCAACACAATACATTACACCTTTTTCTATAACGAATATGGCTGTTGCCATGTTGTCAACATTGAAATCTTGTCCACACCATATTTCTGTTGTGTTCATATCGGCACAAGGTTTGACATTTACTTTTCTATCAAACGCATGAAAAACTACACCTGAATATGTGTTCCAGGTTGCTTCATATTCTTGCTTGTATGTTTTTTCATCAAGATCTCTTTTTGCTTGTTCTATTTCTTCTTCATCAACCCATCCACCTTGTGCTGTGGTGTAAGTGTGTGCTGACCAATCATCTGTAGTTTCTGCCATTGTAAACATTTGCCACGACCAACTGCCTACTCCCTTGGGGGTGCCCGTGAATAGTGCTCTGCCTTTGGTGTCTGACAATGTAGGTCTTAAGACATCCCACACTTTAGGATCCATGTCTTGAAATTCATCTAAAATTATAAAATTGTAGCGTCCTCCACGAAGTGATGATTCTGCCTCGGCGCCTTTTAAAAATATTTTGGATTGATTTTTTAATCTTAATGTTAATTCTGCTTCGTTGCTTTGTTCAACCCATCTTAATTCTTTGAGTTTTACTTTCAACGGCTCCCAGGCAAGAAATTTTGCCATTCTGTAGGAAGGAGCCAAATAAAGACAATGACTGTTAGGTTTGGTGGCGTGTTTTGCCAACTCTCTTAAACATAGGTGAGTTTTCCCCCATCTCCGCCCGCTTACAAGAATACGGAATCTCGAAAAATCGTCTGCCACTTTTTTTTGGGGTATGCTTAACGGCATATGCTATTTTATTAGTCTTCCCAAGGCAAAGGTGTGTTGTTGGATGTGTCCTCTGGATTGTCTTTGAATCCTAGTGTCTGTTTAGACAAGAAAATTTGTGCTCTTGTGTCACCTTGTAGTGCTTTGTCCCACATTGCTCTACGCAGTGATTTCTTTCCATTCTCTCTGCCTTTTTTCATTAAATTTTTATATTTTTTGTTAAGATGATTAACTGAACATCCAACCACCTCTGCGATTTCATCCACAGTGCATTGAATACACGCCATCTTATAGATAACATCTTTGTCAATTAATTTTCTTGGTTTTGTGTTGTCCATTATATCTGTCTCTCCTGCACAAATATTCTAAAATTTCTACTGTCAGTTTTTGAATCTGAAGTTGTTATTGTGTATTCAACATTGTATTTGTTGCCTGCTGTGCCGCCTGATATAATTGCTGTTGCTGTGTTTGTTGTAATACTGGATGAATTCAATGTTAATGGTGACGCATCACCTGAAATTGTTTCTATTGTCACTGTGCAAGTGGATAGAGTATCACCCGATGGAAGATATTCCGACCAGTCTAATGTGTAATCCAACACACCAGCAGGGTCTTTGAATATGAATGTTCCAACATTGTCTTTTTTGTATCCTGTTAAATTTGGCATTATATCCTCTCCGCTATGACTTTACCTGTTCTGCTTCTAATTGTGCTATCTGGCAAAACTTTAAGATTTCTTGTTTCACTAGGCACTTTGAACAGTTTGCTTTCTTGTTGAATACTATTTACTCTTGTTTCAATAGAAACTTCTTTAATTTTTGTTTCTTGCATCACTATGTTAATTCTAGTTTCTGAAGGAACTTCAATGGCTCTGTATGGGTCTGCCGCTTCAATTCTTCTACCTACAATGGTGATTTGTGTGTCACTGGTGTTGTCAAATTGTGTGAAAAGTATTCTGCCTGTGGTGATATCAATCTGATGTTGTGATTGCATAAACGCCTGAGCGGCTTCTCTAAGCAGAGTTGGAACAACACTGGCTTGATGATCTGCGGCAATTGATGACGCAAATTGTTGTAAGAAACCAGTTACAACATTGATTTGATGCTGTGATGTAAATGTCTGTGTGCCAGGTTTGATCAACAAACCAACCAAACCATTGAAAATATGTCTGCTGTCAAAAGATGCTTGTCCATCAAACAATAATCCTGCTGTGCTTCCTGTGGTTTGATCCAATGTGATTTGTGCATCGGCGTTGTATGTGACACTGCCTGATGATAATAAAAATCCTGGCGTAGCATCTATTTGGGCATCTGCTGAAATATTTGCGTTTGGAATAATTTCATTTGTGGCATCAACAAATATGCTGTTTTGTGAAAGACTGTTTAACACACCAAACAGTGCCAAACCACCTAGGTTGCTGGTTTGTGTATCTGTGTTCAATGTCAAATCAGCATCAACCGTGACACCACCTACAAAATCAATCTGTTGATCTGATGACAGTGTTTCATTTATAGCAAATATTCTGCCACCTGACAGTGTGGTTTGTTGATCGGAACTGACATCTAAATTGCCTGCCGCTTTGAATCCCACCAATGGTGTCAACGTATTTCTAGAATTAAATTGTTGTGTCATGGTGACCTGCAGACCAGCATCCACATAGGAATCTGCCACATATGATGAATCTACATAATCACCAAAGTCTGGAAATCCAACTGTGTTGTTGGCTGTAACAGTCTGTTGATGTTGACTTGTAAATGGTGCTATGCCGTCGAATTGAACATTGCCTAATGGTGTGGTTTGATTCTGTGATGTGTGATCGGTTTGACCAAAGTGAGCAAATCCCACAAGGTTTGTGTTGCTGTTTTGTGATGTAAAATTTTCATTCTCCAATTGTTGGTATCTGTTGATAGTAGTGTCACTTATTGTAGAATCTGTAGAAAAACTGCCCAATCCATTGTTGTTGTATGATACTGAAGTAGCAGACATAGTGCCACTGTCTGTGCTTAATGTGTAATTTGTGGAAAGATTGTATTTGGAAGATGTGCTTCCTGCTGTGTAACTGGTAGTAGCATTTGTAGAACCAAAATCACTGCCAGTAAGAGGTGTATTCCAAGTGTCAGTGCCGTCAGCATTTCTACGCATGATTACAGTGATATTATCATTGCTACTTTTCAATGGCTGTAATTGATTTGATAATAAGAAACCGCCTGTGTTGGTGTCGGCTAATAATTTTGTGTTAATAGAATTTTTTGTAAGATTACCACTGTCCAATCCCCAATATCCAATATCATTAACATTAGTGTTAGTGATTTCAAAATCATATTTGTATATCTGATCACCGTCAGTGTCTATGCCTATCAATGCTTGAAATTCCCATCCATCCACACTGGATGTGTCAGGTGCATCCACCTGCTGACCATACACCACTATGGTGTCTGCGCCATCACTGTCATTGCTTCGCAGAATACACATATCAGTGAACAGCATGGGTGATGTGTATTGATATGAATACTGTAGAGTGCCTGATGAATTAACTTTAATTAGACCACTGCCATTCAAAATGCCATCTGCTGAATCATTTGGACCACCAGCATCTTTTTGTGCTTCCATCTGTGTGGTCACATAAAGATTGCCATCGGAATCTAATCTAGGATGTCTTAGTTTTGCTGAAGAACCTGTTGGACCTTGTGACAATTCTCTGCTCCATACCTTGGAACCATCTGATGTGTTAAATTTAACAATTTTGCTGTCGCCACTATTGCCTGGACCTCCTGTATTGTATTGATAACCTGTGAAATAACCAACAGAATTTGCTGTGTCAATCACCATGCCTTGTGGTTGAAAATAATAAGATGAAAAATATTGGTGCCAATTGAGTGAACCATCTGATTTGGCAACGGATGCAATATTGGTTGGACCTAAAATAACACCATGTGTCATCTGAAAACACAGGTAAATGTTGTCACTGTCTTGATCAATCGAATTGGCGCCTGCCGAATTACCATTGAAAGTTTTTTGCCATTGTATCACACCATCACCATTTATTTTCACCAAATTACACTGGTCTAATCCTGATGTAAATTGTTGTGTGTATGTGAAATAAAGATAGGTAGTTTCAGCACTGTCACCTGGATCACATACAATCATGTTTCCAGAATGATATTCTGGAGCGACGACTTTGTTATCTGGATCAGTTGCTGTAAGAGCGATATCTATGTTGCCGGTATCATAAAATCGTCTAACAAAATGCAAAGAACCAGATCCACCATTGTGTAATTCGAATATGTAATTGTTAGATGGATCGATTGCGATGCCGAAAGGGCTCCTGCTTCCGCTTGAACTAAATGAACCTTTTACCCAGGTGCTCATAGAGAGGTTACCTCCCTATTATGTCATAGAGACTTGGATATTTCCTATTGCACACTGAAAAGTATCCCCGGTCGTAACGGTCTTTGCTACCGAAATTTCTCCAAAATACAAAACATTCGCACTGTTGTCTAAAATGGCTAGACAGGTCACTGTGCCGTCGTAGTTTGCTGTTGCTGTAGGAAAAGTTACTGTTGCGTCATTTGATATTGATCCGCCTGATGCTGATCCAAATGTCACAGTCTGTCTTGCATAACTTCCAAGTGTGATTTCGTCTGTTAGTGTGCCTTGCTCCAAGTTGTCTAAAACTGTGCCACCTGATCCTACAGAACCTGCTGTTCCGTGAAAGAGTGCAACCTGTAAACTTGTTGGAGTGGTTGTAGATAAAGAATTACCATTTAGAAAAAAATCTAAAGTTCGGTTCTCTACATAATTTGATGCCGCATTTGACATAGTTTTTCTCCTTTTAATTAAAAGTTAGTTGTTGTTATAACACGAGTATTTATAACCATTTGCTTAATGTTAACTGTTGTCATATATTTAACCAGCATCATCAGTCTGTGTTGTCGATTCACAATGGAACAATGCTATGGTATCGTCATCATTTGTGAATGCTTCAGTTGGCACTGTGATGTTGCTGGAACTGTGAGTGTATCTGTTGTTGGATGACAATCTTATTTCATCTATGGTGTTGGTTCCGTAATTGACACCTTCACCCGCTTGTCTGTTACCAAAGAACAAATTGGTGGTAGCACTGATGCTGTGTGTTGCGGATATCTTGTGTGTGCCGTCTAACCATAAATGGAACGACCCTGTGCCGTTGTATTGCATTGCAATATGATGGAAACTGGTGTCTGCACTGCCAAGATTTGTTTCACTGCCGTCGTGTGTGAAATATAAATTACCATCTGAATATGTGTGAAGTGTTAAACGATTTGAACTGGTTGGAAAACCATCACTGCTTAATGAACCTGTTGAAAATAGTTTTGTGGTTTTGTTTGATACGCCGCCTTCACTCATTTTAAATCTAAATTCCAATGTCAATGTTTGATCATCATCAAATTCAAACCCAGCAGGTAACATATTCAAATAAGCGTGTGATCCGCCAGCACTCAATTGTAGTGCGTTGTTGAATACTCCACTTGATGTCACTGTCCATCCGCCGTTGCTCCATTCTGATAGAGCTCTTGGTCCATCATCTGCGGTTGTGGTGTCACCATTTGAACCTTCAAAGTGTAATAACAGTTTTGTATAACCATCTGCCACAAAAGCAGATGTGGGTGGTGTGAATGCTTGGCTGTATCTAGCAACACTTGACTGTCTCCATTCGTCGTAATAACCCTTTACTCCGAAACCACCGCCACCAAGATATACACCTATCCTGTAATCGTTGTTGACAAAATTAGTGCTGTTGGAAGTGCTGGCTAATTCTGTGCCATCTCTATAAAATTTTAAAGTTCCATCTTTTCTAACAATCGCCAAATGATACCATTGTCCTGTGCTCATGCCATGACTGGCTTTTAGGAGTTCTGTGTTACCATTTCTTATTACAAATTGACTTGATGAATTAAAGTATCCATTCAGTCTGCTTGAAATACCGCTTCCTGTGTCAAAGAAATATCTGCCATGCACTGTGGTGAAGTCTGTTGGATAGTAAAACCATTCTATGGTAAAATCATCAGCACCTATGGTTAGTTGTGTGTGTTCAGGATCTACAGCATCGCCGTCACCATCAAACTCAACACTTGTGGAACCAAATTTTGCTTGGTCTGTGGAGATATGTGCATTTCCAGTCATTTCGATTGAGATTCTTCCTGATGTTCTTGGACCATCATCCAATATCACTGTGCTGTTGTTGTCTCCATCACCGTGTATCAATAGATGTGTGTGTTCGTCCGCCGTGAATGCTGAAGTGGGCACTGTGATAGATGCGCCTGAATATCTTGCGTGACCTTTTGAAATTCTAAATTCATCCACATAACCAGGTGGTGTATAATTTTCTGCCCCAATTGAATTGTGCCATATTTTTATTTGATCGTGTGCGTAATTGTTTGAGTCTGAATATGTGCCGCCGCTCTGTGTGCCATCCACATATAAACTTGTGGTGCCTGATTCACGAACCAATGCTATGTGTTGCCAAGTGTTGGCAGACAAAACATTGAGTGCTGAAATTTGATTTGCTGAATTTACCCATAGATATAAATCATCTGCTGATCCGTCTGAAGGATATGAATAGAGCAATATTTTTGCACCGTTGGATCCATTACGCATATCAATAGCAAATCTATCTAATGATGTTAGATACTGCCACCATTCAATGGTAAAGTCCCCTGTGCCAAAGTCTAAATTGTTGCCCACATCTGCAATTTGAATGTAATCACCTGAACCGTCCATTAAAATACTTGCACCACCAAATTGATTTTGAGCAGTTGAAATTTTAGTATCTCCAAACCCTTCAGGCACCATTGAATCAGATGTTCTTGGATTCACTGCCGCCGCTACTGTCAATACTCTTGAAAGTGTGTTTATTCTAAATGCGCCTAATGGCATAATTTCTCCTATGCTTGGAAGTCAGTAGATACACTGGCAAAATACGTTGTGCCATCATAAAAAATACTAACTATCGAATCATTTGTTAATGTTTTATTACCACCTGCAAATTTGTAAGCACCTGTGCCTGATGCTGTGCCTGAACCTGACACAATCAAAGTCACTGATTGTCCTGTTGATGGATTTGAAAATGCTGGTAAACTTAATGCTGATGTAATTGTAACAGATTGAACATTGCCGTTAGCAACATCAATTGAAGGATTATCTGTTGAACCTAATGAATGAATAGTCTCTTTGTAATCTTTTAGATCTGCCGATTGAACGATATTGTCTTGACAATCCAATGTGCCACCTAGTTGTGGTGTAGAATCTTCTGAAACATTTGACAAAAAACTAAGAGTGACTGCTTGCCATTGTGAAGCACCACTGTTGTATTGTATGACTTGACCATTTGATGGACCTGATGCATTTACATCACTCAAATCATTTAGATTATCAACGAATGTCACAGTTTCATTTACGAAAGCACTGCTTCCGTTGTCGTATCTTAAAAATTGATTATCTGCTACACTAGAAATTGTAACATCAGATAGATTTGTTAAAGAACTTGCACCGCTTGACACTGTGGTAAAAGATATGTTGCCAGAACCGTCTGTAGTCATTACCTGACCATTTGTGCCGTCTGCTGTTGGATAATTCAATCCATCTATCACAACTTTTCCAGCACCATCTGGTGTTATGTTGATATCACCTGCAGATACAGAAACAATGCTTTGCCCATTAACATCTAGATTGCCACCTAATTGTGGTGTTGTGTCTTCTGATATGTTGGATATTCCACCACCACCGCTACTAACAGTGGTGAAACTCAAAGTGCCTGCTCCATCTGTTGTCAGCACTTGTCCATTTGAACCATCTGAATTTGGTAATGTGTATGTGTTGTTGATTTGAACTTTTCCAGACCCATCAGGATTTATATTGATATTCTGATTAGAAGTCGATACAATAGCATTGCCATTCACATCTAACGATCCACCTAGTTGTGGTGAAGTGTCTGACACAACATCTGAAATACCACTGGTCACTGTTGAAGCAATCGTAATGGTGTTAGCATCTGTTCTTGTGACAGTGATGTTTGTGCCTTCTGCTATTTTAACATCATCTGTGCCTGCTGATGAATCTGTTAATCTTAAATTTGCTCCGCCTGATGTAGTTTCTGCGGATACTGAATATGTTGTGTTGCCTGAAATATCACTTGTCAATGCAAATGTGCCAGCGCCTCCAGGTATGGTATGACCATTAATGGTGCCAACACTTGTAAAATTATTTGATTGAGCATCTAAACTGCCGCCCAACTGTGGAGTTGTATCTTCAACTATGTTTTGTAAAGTGCCTGTAGGTATATCAACAAAACTTAAATCACCGTTGGCATCTGTTTGAAAAATTTTGTTTGCTCCTGGTGCCGTTTCAGGAAATGTAATTGTGTAGGATTGTCCTGCTGAATGTTGTGGTGATGCTAATTTTATTCCATGTGAATTCTGTGAACAGTTTAATTGTATTGTGCCGTCTGCTGATACCCCGTCACCTTGTATTTCTACAACCCCAGTTCCGTGTGGAGCCAAAATAAGATTGAGATTGGAAAGAGTAATTAATTTGTTTCCGTTTGTATCTAGGTTGCCACCCAGTTGTGGTGTTGTGTCTTCTGATACATTTGAAATACCAACTGAATCTGTTGCGTCAATAGTGATAGTGGCATTGCCACCTGAATCCTCTGTTACAGAAGTGGTTACATTTGTGCCACCTACCAGTGTAAGAACACCATTTGATAGTGCTTCACCAACTGTGACTGAGCCTGTGTCAGCATCTACCTGTAATTGTTGAATCTTGTTTTGTAAAAGATCCTTAAAATTGTTATCAAGTTCTTGATAATTTAAACTTGAATTTTTGGTTGTTGCTCCTGTGGCTGATTCTTGTCTTAGTGTAATAGTCATTGAAAATCTCCAATATTATTTATAGTATTTGTAATATTTTGTTTTTTTTAATTTGTGTCTGCTGTCTTCTAATCGTTTCTTCTGTTGTATAATCAACAAAGGAGCATGAAAATTGTATTCAAGTGGCAAAACACTTTCTTCTCCGTCTGGATGCATCATCAAAGCAATCAAATCACTGTCTTTAAACACTCTGTTTATTTGTTTTGTAATTTTATCTAATCTATCGTATGAATAAGCGAATCCAAACAATACCACAGCATAGTATCTAAAAATATGTTGCAGGTCTTTGTAGTGTTTAGCAAATTTTAATGGATCTTTGTTCTGTAATATTGATATGTTGTGTCTATGTTGATGAATAAAAGGACAGACGGGCATACCTCCCAATTCTTTTCTTGGTTTGGTTAATGTTTTGAACACATAATCAGACACTTGTCTCTTACTGACTGTGTATTCTCGTGTTTGGCCCATAATCAACTTGCTCCTGAATATTGGTTGCGTGTATAACATAATTTCGATCTCTGTATTTACGAAAAATATTCTGCCAATGTTTTCTCCAATCATCTTTCAGGCTGTTTGCTCTTGTTTTTCTTTCAACCATGCTGTCCATTTGACTGGTCACGTCAGAACTGAACATGGAATCAATGCCCCATAGATGTATTTCTTCGTATCGGTGGCTAACCAATTGAACTGCTTGGTGAGCACTGCTCATACGATGTTGTTGGATGTATTTGAGTTGATAATCGCCTTTAATTTTGTGTTGTCTTACAAAATTTAACACTTGTTCAGTGCAGTAGACGGGTCTTGTAATTTCTATTTTGTTTTTGTGTATGTAATCAATCATTTTTAGGTCTATCATGCTGATAGCATCATAACCATATGGGTGTGTGGGCAAATTACACGCCACCACAAAACCATAATCTGATTGAAACAGTTGATTGCTGGCTCCGTTGCCAATTATGTGTGCTTTGGACATCAATTTTTTGCTTTTTACTTGACTATTTAACGGTTTTTGTGTATACTAATAAATAACTTGATAAAAAAGATACCATATGAAACAATTATATGCCAGTCATAACTATGCCCAAAAACATTATCATGGTTTACACTTTGGCATCAGTGTGTTTGGCAAAGATTGGCGCTTAAGACATCGCATGATTGGTGGCAGAATGCATAGATTAAAAGACCAAGACATCAACAACATCTTCAAAGACGAAACAGTCTTAATATTCGGCAACATATATGGTCATCGTGACCCTGAACAACAAAAGAAATTCAATCATCCCTCTGAATTGCGGCAAAAAAACATAGATTTCTACTATTGGGACAATCCACACATACCACATTTGTTGTATCACAATCCTGCCAATCCAAATGGATATAAAAATTGGTGTAGAATGGTTTTTAACCACACACATAGACAGAGTGATGGTGTGAATAGACCTAATCAATCCATACAACGTATCAATGAACAATTATATGATCTTTCTGCACATACACTGAAGACTTGGCGGGATCTTGTGCCTGTGTGGCGTGATTGTAAGAGAAGAAGCATGACAGCATTGATCTGTCCCAGTGGTGACAAAACATTCCAACATCACTACAACATCACAAGAGGAGAATGGACCAACCGTTGGCGAACCATACTGGAACGACTGGGTTATCGTGTGGTTGTGCGACCAAAACCAGGCAGACAACTGCGTCAAGCACCGCACAGACTGTGTGATCAATTGGTAACAAACAATGTGGGCATCACAGTGAGCAATCATTCCATTGTGGCTGTGGAAAGTATGTTGGCAGGAGTGCCTGCAGTGGTATCAGGTAGCAATGCCACAGGAGAATTGGGCACACCAGCAGAAGAATTTGAACAAACAGGCATCCTGCGACCAGTGGATACAGATCAATTGATTGATTGGTGTGAACAGTTGTTGCTGGATGACTATCATAAATCGGAGGTATACAATGGCACATGGCATTAAAATAAAAGCAATATGGAATGAATTAACCAAACCATTACGCATCACTAGACGAGGCACACCACAATACAGCAAAAGGGTCAGCACACTGCCAGATGCGTGGAACAGGCGTTATTCAGTGAGACGCTGTCAGGCAAAGTTTCGCAGAGAGGAGTGGGCATTCACTCCAGAAACATACATGGAGGTGTGGCTGGCGAGTGGTCGTGACAAGCAGTGTGGCAGAGGTCCAGAAGACTACTGCATGGTGAGAATAGATGCCACAGAAGCATGGGGACCACACAACACCATGATTGTGCAGAGAAAGAAACAGTTGACCAAACTGATATTTGACAACACACATCACCGTCGCACTGGTCAAGCACCACGGGATTGGTCCAAGGAGGAAGCAGAATGCTCGACTGGCGACCAAGAATAGAATTATACTCATATGCTGAATATCAATCAGCACTGGATAACACATTGGCACAATTGATAAAAACCATGCCCAATCCAGATGATGCCTTTAGAGAATGGCAACAGGTGAGAGCACATCTAAGAATGTTGTATCCAGATTATCATCGCGAAGAAATCAGACGAAAGGCACGAGATGACATCTAAAGAAGCAGTGAAAAGATATCTGGATCGAAAGATGCTGTTGGACATCAAATACGGTGGTGAACACGCTGAAGATGTGTCACCTGGCGGATGGTTTGATGAATGGAATCAAATGCTGGATGAAATGACTGATGTGTTGGATCAAGACTGTTTCACCAATCAAGACAAACAGCGGTTGGCAGAGGCATTGCAGATTGAGAATTGGTGGGGCGCATATGAGGGTGACCCCCAGGAGGATCCCAACTATGATCCCATGGATGAGGACCCAGAGTTTTACCAAACGCGACAGCGTTGCGACAGCAAAAAAACGGTCAAAAAAATTTGAAAGGAGACTGAGATGAGAGGAACAATGAAACGATTACAACAGTGCGAGAGCAAACACGGTGGCATCGCCTACAGAGCACAGGTTGTGTGTGAGGACAATCAGGAAAGAGTGCTGTGGATATATCCCAACATGAGGAATTATGAGATGTGGCAGGATGTGGTGACAGTGATGCAACATGACAGGATGAAACACCGTGCTTTGGTGTTGGATGGTCTGAGAGTGCTCCGAAAGGATCACACAAAATTGAATGCTGATCACCGTCCGGAGTTTGTGAAGGACATCGCCATCAGCGAGGTTTGAAGAGGCGGTTATTTTTTGAGCTGGTTTTTAAGATACTCAGCATAGGCTAACCCCACGAGTATACCCAATAAAAAAA